CATCGCCCTGAACAAGCCGACCGCACCTACGACATCCGTCATCGACGCGACGAAGATTCCGGGGTTCTTTAGTGGCTATCCGGCCCAGATCCGCATCGACGGCTTGCCCCAGATACGAGATTCCCAAGGGGGACTGGTCACCATCCCGTTCCACTCCGCATGGCCGAACACCTGGGCTGGACAGGACACCTATCCGGAAGCGGGGGCTATGGGTGTCGGGCAATGGCTGAACGGTGTCTATCGAGACTTCCAGGCCGAGACGACTTCCGGTTACAGCGCGCCGCCGTTGCAGGCTTCGGTGAGCCACTGGCACATGTTCCCTGATGGGGGTCTGGTCGGGGGGAATCCGGTTTCCGGAGGCACGAACGAAGCGAACATCCTGCTTCAGCACACCTTCATCAACCCGGCGTTCAGCGTGTACGCGGGCAGCTCGGGAACCACTCCCTACACCGGGCCGGGCGGTGCCTCGATCCCCTCATCCGGCCAATACAAGAACTGGATGCCTGCCACGGCTTTGCTCGGGCCTGACTGGGGAGGCCGGAGCTTCATCTGCGACGTCATGTTCGTCGGCATCTACGGCGGCGGGTAAACAGGAGCACCCATGTCACTGACCACCGTTTCGGCCGCGATGACGAGCGGCCTGTTGCAGACCGCAAACAACCTGGCCGAGCTCGCATCGACCAAGACGTCCGCCAGGACGAACATCGGGGTCGATCCCTCGATCCCCCTGGGCACCGTCATGCTGTGGGCCGGATCCACCGTGCCGACCGACTGGGTCCAGTGCAACGGCTCGGGGCTGAGCCAGACGACCTACGCAAGCCTGTATGCGGTCGTGGGCAACACCTTCAACACGGGCTCCCAGGGACCGAACGACTTCCTGGTCCCGAACCTGACGGCGCTGTCCAGCGGCAACGTCAAGTACATCATCAAGACAGGACCCGCGGTGGCGTGATGACCGAAGAAATCCTGTTGGCCATCGGGAGGCTCGAGGGCAAGGTCGATGCCATGCTCGGGATGGTCCGGATGCAGGAAGAGCAACTCCGGATGCACGACGAGCGGATCCGGGAGCTCGAACACTCCAAGGCGTTCCTCATGGGCATCGCGGCCCTCGCGGGCGGTGCCACGTCCACCGGCGTCACATTGATACTCAAACACTTCGGGAACCACTGACATGCCCCTACAGATCAGACGCGGCACCTCCGGGAGCCTGCCGAGCACCCCCGCCGAGGGGGAGCCGCTCTTCCTGACGGACACCCAGGAGCTCGCGGTCGGCACCGGATCCAGCCGGGTCCTCATGGCCAAGAAGGACCACACGCACGCGATCGCGGACGTGACCAACCTGCAATCGTCTCTGAACACCAGGATCACCTCGGTCAACGGCCTGACCACGAGCAACGGCGGCGGGGTGGCGCTGACCTTGGACTCACTGTCCGACGTGAACGCAACCACACCGGCCAACGGGCAATACCTCCAGTTCGACGGCAGCAACTGGGTGCCGGTATCCGGTTCCGGAGGCAACCTCGATGGATTGTCGGACGTCGTCATCACGAGTCCGGTCACCAACGGCCAGGTGCTGAAGTACAACGGCACCAACTGGGTGAACGGGACGGACGCCACCGGATGGGGCGGCCTGGATTCCATCACGCTGTCCACCACCAACAGGCTGCTCGGCTCCCCGGGCGACAAGTCCACGGGTGCGGAAATCGCGTTGGCCAGCCAGCTGGCCATCGGCAAGGTCAGCTCGGTGGACACCCTCGACATCGTCCTGGCGTCGTCCTCGGGACTTGAGAAGTCCTCGGGCCTGAAGATCGCTGCAAGCGGCGTCACCTCGGGGATGCTGGCGTCGAATGCCGTGACCACGGCGAAGATCAACGCAGCGGCCGTCACCGTGGCCAAGATCTCCGCTACGGGCACGGCCGACAGTACCACGTTCCTGCGAGGGGACGGGGCATGGGCGGCACCGTCAGGGACCGGGGGCGTCAGCGAGGGCGATAAGGGTGACATCAACGTCACGGCTTCCGGAGCCACCTGGACCATCGACCCCGGCGCCGTCACCTACGCGAAGATCCAGAACGTCTCGGCGACCGACAAGATCCTCGGGCGATCCTCCGCCAATGCCGGCATCGTCGAGGAGATCACCTGCACCGCGGCGGGCCGGGCCCTTCTCGACGACGCCGACGCGGCCGCCCAGCGGACGACCCTTGGCGCTGCGGCGACCTCGCACACCCACGCGGCCTCGGCGATCGACAGCGGAACGCTGGACATCGCGCGGATCCCCACGGGGACCTCGGGATCCCAGGTTGCCCTGGGTAACCACACGCACGCGGCATCGGCCATCACCAGCGGCACGCTGGCGGTTGCCAACGGCGGCACCAACTTGAGCACGGCCCCCTCGAACGGGCAGCTGCTGATCGGCAACGGGACCGGGTACACGCTGGCTACCCTCACGCAAGGGTCGAATGTCACCATCACGAACTCTTCCGGGGCCATCACGATCGGTGCCACGGGTGGGTCGGCGTTCAATCCGGTTACGAAAGTCGAGGTTTACTCCGACTTCTTGGGTAACAGCACCGTCCCGTGGGCACCATTTACCACCGGCGGCACGGTCGGATTTACCCAACCGGGCGGAGGCCAAAATACCGGTGCTGCAAATATGGGAACCGGGACCACCGCGACTGGGCGTGCCGCAATCGGCAGTCAACTTCAAACTGCGATCTCGTTGGGAAACGGCGCTGTTACGTTTTCCGCGTCACACTTCTTAGTGGGCCAGCTGAGCAACTCTACGGAAACGTACATCGAGGAACTTGGATTCCTGGACAGCATATCCGGTGTGTTTCAGAACGCCGTGTACTTCACGTACACAGACAGCCTGAACGGCAGCCGGTGGCAGTGCATTTGCTCAGACGGGCTGGGCAGCACGACGGTGGACAGCGGCGTGGCGGCGGTCCTAGAGGTGTACACACGGTTCGAGATTACGGTGGACGCTACCGGCTCAACTGCGGTGTTCAAGATCGACGGGGCCACCGTCGCCACGATCTCGAACAACATCCCGACTGGCACCAATAGGACGGGAGTGCTCGTCTCGAAGCGTAAGACCAACGGTACTACGTTGCGTCAAAGCCGTTTGGACTACCTCTACTTCAGTCAGGACGTGAACCGATGACTTACGCGATTCTAGACAGCAACAACCGTTGCACCGCTCTCGTGGCTTCGGAACCTTCCAGCGGCAATTGGGTCAAGGTCAATCCGGGGATGGAAGCCGCTGTCGGCCGGATATACAACGGCTGGGCGTTCGACGCACCCCGGTGGACCTCGTACGAGTTCCTGAACAGGTTCACCCCGGTCGAACGCAAGTTGATCTGGGCCCGGTCCAAGACCGACGAGGACATCGCCGACTTCCTGATGCTGTCCCAGGCGGCCCAGGAGGTCGTCTCGGACGACCCCGCGACGATCGCCGGGATGGGCCTGCTGGTCTCCAAGAACATCCTGACGGCCGCCCGCAAGGATGCCATCCTGGGTGGAACCTGACATGGACGAGAAGGAACTCCTTGAGAAGCTCCACACCGGGATGATCCGGTGCCTGCTGGAGAAGATCGAGTCCGGGGAAGCCACCGCGGCCGACCTGGGCGTGGCCCGGCAGCTGCTCAAGGACAACGGGATCGACGTCGCCGCCAGGGCGGGCGGTCCCATCCTGAAGCTGACCGACTCGCTGCCGTTCGACCCGTCGGAGGACGATGTCGCGAAGTTCGCCTGACCCGAGGCTGCTCGACTTCAGGAACTTCCTGTTCCTGGCGTGGAAGCACCTGGGGCTCCCGGACCCCACCCCGGTCCAGTACGACATCGCCGAGTACCTGCAACACGGCCCACGGCGGTCCGTCGTCGAGGCGTTCCGCGGCGTCGGCAAGTCCTACATCACCTCGGCCTTCGTCGTCCACCAGCTTCTGCTGGAGCCCGCCAGGAACATCCTCGTGGTCTCCGCCTCGAAGCAGCGGGCCGACGACTTCTCCACCTTCACCCTGCGGCTTATCGAGGAGATGCCGGTCCTGGCACACCTCAGGCCCAAGGAGACCCAGCGATACTCCAAGGTCGCCTTCGACGTCGGACCGGCTCCCGCACAGCACGCACCCAGCGTCACCTCCAAGGGCATCACCAGCCAGATCACCGGGTCACGGGCCGACCTCATCGTCGCCGACGACATCGAGGTCCCCAACAACTCGATGACCCAGACCATGCGGGAGAAGCTCGCCGAGAGCGTCAAGGAGTTCGACGCGGTCCTGAAGCCCAAGGGCCGCGTGGTCTACCTGGGCACCCCGCAGACCGAGTCCAGCATCTACAACCTGCTGCCCGACCGCGGCTACGACGTCCGCGTCTGGCCGGCACGGGTCCCCGGGGAACAGCAACGGGCCACCTACGGACACCGGCTCGCCAAGCTCGTCGCCGAGGGAACACCCGGATCGCCCACCGAT